AAAAGGATGAGCATATGCGAATCTTAAACATTGGTTGTTTTTCTTGCATACGATCAATCAAACGAACATAATGAGCATTTATTATAAAAGTGCGTCCTACTGGAAAGAAAATTCGAATAGGGGCAGCACCATTTATAATCTCACCTTTGTCATTCAACCACAAGATCTTTCCCATGTTTGAACGCAATTTGATGTTGAGGTCTGAAGCATTGGTCGAAACCCATCCTTCATACTGATTACAAAACATTCGTTTGGTGATATCAATGTTCTCGATTTCTTCTTCTGACATTGTTTTGAAAACACTCCAAGATGGAATAGCATCACGAAGAAATTCAACAAAATCTTCATCTTGCAAACCAAGTGATTGGGCGTAGTTCATTGTCTTGATCAGAAGTCCATTCCATTTGATACGTTTTGTCGTGGTATCATCTGAAAACCATCCTTCAACTGTCATATCAATTTCTTGTGGCCCATATTCCAATTTCATTTGTGTTTTTGAAATACGAGATTTCCCAGACTCAATATGTGGATGTCCTTTCATCTGTCTTGATTTGCCAGATTCAATGGTCACTTGTCCTTTGCTCAATCGTGATTTTCCAGATTCAATTTTGACTTGTCCTTTGGCTTGGCGTGATTTTCCAGATTCAACCTCCCATGATTCTTCATCCTGTGAAAAAGCTTTGTAGAGATTGTAGATAGAAGTTCCAAGAAGAAATAAACTAAGCATAACTATTACGCTGTCAAAGACGTTGTATTTCTTTTCTTGTTCCTTCAACCAATCGTAGACCGATGAACAAATTTCAAAGCAAGTCATATCGTCTTCCATCAATTCCATTTGAGATGTTTGATCAACAAATAGGCGCATGGTGTCTTCAAAATTGTTTTCTTCTCGAAGAGCAGCCCAAAGTTCATCATATTCATTCATTTCTGGATTGTGGTATTCAGTTGAAACGTATCGTTCCTCCATCTTATCACAAACTTCATGTGTATGAATAGGATAAACTTTACGAGTTGTAGTTGGCCAGAACCATCCTTCAACTTGCGCTGCTTCTGCTTCTGCCATCATTTGTCGTGCAAATTCAGCCAAACCTTGTTTCTGCTTGGCGTATTTGTCCTTCTTTTCCTGCAGTCGAGATAACAACTTGCGCATCAATTCTTGGAAGCTGATAATTTCTTCACCAATCTGACCAGTCATTGGATTCCAAGCTCGGAATTCATAAATGTCAACATTGATTGTTCCTTGTTTGAATTCAG